GGTTGGTCGCTGGTTCGAATCCGGCCCGGGGAGCCAAGCAAAATCAAACACTTAGCTCAGTCAACCAGCTTCAGTTTCGGCGATTTTAGCGGATTTTTTAGCGACCCCGCCGCATCGACTGCAGCATCCACGCGCTCCATGGCGGCACGCAGATCGTCATTGTTCACATGCGCATATTTGCGCGTCGTGACCGGCGAGGCATGCCCGAGCATCTCCTGCACCAGCGCGAGATTGCCGATGGCGCGAAGTATGCGTGACGCCGCAGTATGACGCAGATCGTGAAACCTCAAATCGGGAAGCCCGGCCTTGGCGCGCGCGCGCCGCCACCGGGTCTGCAGATTCCAGTAGGTGATCGGATAACGCTGGCCGGCGACGAATTCATTGGCCTCCCCTGCCCTCCCGGTGCCCCCCTTGCCGCCCCTGCCCTTGGCCACAAAAGTCCACACGTGCACGGGATCATGACCGCACTGGCGTCGCAAAATGGCCTCGACCTGGGCCGTTATCGGCAGATGCCCCCATTCTGGCTCACCGCCCGGCTTGCGCTTCTTGACATAGCGGATCATGCGGTTCGCAAAATCGATGTTGGGCCAGGTCAGGCTCACGATGCCTTCGAAGCGGATGCCGGTTCGCAACGCAAAGGCGAAAATGTCCTGATAATCGTCGCGCAAGTTGTTGATAATAGCCGTCTCTTCTGCCGCCGACATCTCGCGGACGCGCGCCCGCGGTTCCGCAAGCTTGCGGAATTTCAACGTCCGCACATGCGCGTTATGATTGTCGCGCGCATGGTAGAGCGCGGCCCGCAGAACTTGACCGGTGCGGTTGACCGTCCCATTAGCAATCCGTTTGAATGCTGGTCGGCCTTTCTGGTCATAACCGGCAGGCTTCATGCACGCGCGGCGGGCGCTGATCAGCGCCATGATATCGGAACTGGTGATCTCATGCAGCGGCTTGTCCGGCGGCAGGATTTTCTTGCCATCGGCGCCGGCGGCTTCCTCAATCCAGTGCAGCTCGGCCTCGATTGCCTCGCGTGACGGCAGGAACGCCGCAACCTCGTCGGCATAGCGGGCGAAGCAGGCATCGAGCGTCATGGGTCGCTGGCCGGATTCGCGTCGCTCGGCGAGGTCTTTGTCGATCCGCGCTTTTTCGGCGCGCTCGAAGGCGCGGGCATCGGTCTTGTTGGTCGCCTGGGTCGATCCTTGAAAGGTACGACCATCGCGCTGGAACTTGTACCAGTACTCCTTTGCGTTCTTGTGCTTGAAGATGGACATTCGCCTCCCCTCCGCTGTTTGTTCAAGAATTCCAGGACGTCGGCCGCGGTGAACAGCTTGCGCGGCCGAAGGATGCCGCCCACTCCGATCTGCCGATAGGGCAAGTCGCCGTTGCAAATGTGGCGCGTCAGCGTCTTGCGGTTGATCCCCAGCACATCGGCCAGCCGAGCCGTGTTGATGGTCACATGCTCCGTAAACCAGATTCGCAGCGGGCCGGGCAACTCGTCCTCGTGCATCGCATACTCCCGTCTAGCCGGACGTTTTGCCCGAAGCAAGCGCGTTGGCCCCTGCCGCTGCCCCGGTGACGGCGCCGACGAAAAACAGCGGCGCCTCGTCGCGGATGCGATCTTCCGCCATGGCGGCGTAGGTTGGGTTCAACTCGATCAGCACGGCATTGCGCTGGAGGCGATCGGCGACAAGGCCCGTGGTGCCGGCGCCGCCGAAAGGATCGAGGACAGTGCCGCCCTTCGGGCATCCCGCGAGGATGCAAGGCTCGATTAGCGCAGGCGGGAAGGTCGCGAAGTGGGATTCGGGAAATGGCTGCGTGGCGACTTCCCAAACACTGCGCTTGTTGCGGCCAAGAGATTTGTCGTATTCGTCCCAGCCTTCAAATCGCGTTTTCCATTTTTCATGTTTTATGAGGCGTTCGGCTTGGTTGTTGATTGCCTTGCGGTGCGAGCGGTTGCCAGATTGCGGGTCTTTTGGCCCACCCGGCTGATTGAAGACATTGGGTTGGCTGAGACGTTGCAGGCTGACATCCTTCATTGGCTCCTTGATCGACTCGGCATCGTAAAAATAGCGCACGCTTTTCGTCAGCATGAAAATGTACTCGTGGGCCTTCGTACATCGATCCGTGACGGACTCGGGCATCGGGTTCGGCTTCGACCAGATGACGTCCTGACGCAGCCACCAGCCATCGGCCTGTAGCGCGAACGCAACACGCCACGGAATGCCGCAGAGGTCTTTAGGCTTTAGGCCATCTGGTACTTTCTGAAACTTGCCGATATCGCCAAAGCAGGCAAATCCGCGAGCAGGGTCGGACTTGCCGCCAGTCATCGCGGTGTTGCCTTTAGGACCGGCATAACTATCCCCAAGATTGAGCCACAGCGTGGCATCCTTGCGCAGCACGCGGCGCACGGCACGGAAGACATCGACCATGTGCTCGACGTACAAATCGATCGTCGGCTCCAGCCCGAGCGCACCAGACCACGCACCGCAGCGCGGGCAGAAGCCATGCTGCACCGATATGCTTGGCACGGTGCCAACCTTCTTGCCACCTCCTCGGTATCGCTCGCCAAGCGCTGCCATGCCGAGCCCTGTGCGTAGTTCGCTGGTCTTAGTCTCGATCTGGAAATCGTGCTCGCATGCCGGATCGCCGCCCCACATCGTGGGTGGGATGCCGTAGTCGCGGAGTCCCCAGTAAGGCGGACTGGTCACCACGCAATGCACGCTCTCGGCCGGCAGCGTCGCCAGCACGTCGCGGCAATCGCCGGTGATAACGCGTATCATTTTGCCGCCCGCTGCCGCTGCCGTGTCCTGGCCGCTTTGATGGCCGCCCTCATCCGATGTTGCAGCGCACAGCGGGGGCAGTAGGTGCGCCCGGCGCGGATGCGCGTGCCGCAGCCTTTGGTCTGACAAAAGATTGAGCGATGTTTCACGTGTGACACTTCCGCTATTGCCCCGGCGCCCGGGGTCATGCCTCAGTGATTTCCCGCCGTTCGCTGGCCTTTTTGATCGCGGTCTCGCCCAGAAGGTACTCGACATCGATGACATCGCCATCGGCCAGTTCATGCCAGTGATTGGCGATGTAGTCGTGGGCGATGCGGTGTGTCCGCGGATTGGTTGGCCAGTCGTAGCAATCATAGGCCACGCCGCGGCACTGCGCGTTGATGTAGATGATGCAGCGCTCGTCGTCATCTCCCCGGTAGCCGTCACGGCGCAGCAGATATCGCTGGGCCTCATTTTCGGGCACCGGCCGCAGACAGATCACCGGGACGAACGTTCCGGCATCCCGGACCTCAAGACATTTGACCTCCATGGCCGTTTCCCTCCCGGTCATCCCTGATCTGTACCATGGTGCTGGTTGGCGGCTGGTTGGCCTTTCCGCATTTGCTGCTCCCGCAGGGCGCAGGCCGCGCACAGATGGAACGGCCCGCCAAACCGGACGATTGCGATCGATGCTGTTCCGCCGCAGCGGCGGCCGGTCGTTGGCACTGTCGCCTCACAAATCACGGACAATCCTCCCAGGTCTGCTTGCCCAACCAACCACTTGCTTCGATGTGACAACGCATTGCGTGAACCAGCTCGCCGATCGTGCCGTCAGGCTTCGCATTCAATACCGCATCGACGACCGGCTTGATCTTGCGGCCCGCATGGAGGACTGTCGTGTGATCGAACTGAAAATGACTGGCAATTTGCGGCAGCGAGCCGCTGGTGAAACGCAAGGCCAATCCGATCGCGATGAACCGCCGCAACACGATCGGCTTTGCGTGCCTGCGCGACATTAGTTCCGTTCGGCTGCAACCGAATTCCAGGCAGGTCGTCTTGATGATTTTTTCAACAGTCAGAAAATCATCACGCGCGCTCACGCGTCGCGGAGCCGGCGGCGGCGGCGGTGAAGCCGGCGGCGGCGGCGGCGGCGGAGCAGAGTTGAACAATCGCTCGCGGATTTGCCGATAATTCCGTTCCAGATCGGCGGCGCCGTCGTAGCATTGTGGAGCGATCATTCGCACCTCCCGGAAAAAGTGAGCCCGGCATACCATTCATGGGTTTCACATCGATATTGGCCGGGCTCGACGGTCGCAACCACGCAATGGGTTTCACCTTCTTCGTGGCGACCGTTTTTGATATGGGCTGGGTCACCTAATCCCGCCCAAGCAGATCGTCGAATGCGACGCGGAAAGTTGAAACCGCGCGCTCGATTTGGCCGAGTTTCTTGTCGATATCTTCAGCGATGCTTTGCAGTTTGGTATCGGATGCGCCGTCCTCGATCAGCTCATCGGCAGATCTCCGGAATTCCTCGATCAATTTACTGAGCGTGACAGTCGATGCTGCAATCTGTGACATCGCGATCCTCCTGTGGGAAAAGTGAGCCCGGCATGACCGAGTTGGGTTTCAAGATTGAGCCGGCCGGGCTCGACGGTCGCAGCAATGGCATGGGTTTCACGAGGATTGTGGCGACCGTTTCGTTGATAGGGGAGCCCGGCAACGCTGACATGGGTTTCACCACGGTTTTGGCCGGGCTCGACGGTCGCACGCGTCAAATGGATTTCAAGGCTTCCTTGGCGACCGTATTGCATTGTCACGCTGCATCCTCGATCGGCGGCGGCGGCGTCGTGCTCAGTTCGCGCGCAATCCGGGCTGCGGCGGCTTGAATGAACTGTGCCGCCTCCAGCTTCGATTCCCGGAAATATCGCGTTGCCACGTCTTCGGTGACGATGTCCGGAACCGAGAGATCGGGATCGGAAGTCACGCAGTGGTCCGCGAGTTTCCGGCAAAGAATCGCATCGACCGCATCGTCATAGCCCCGTGCAATAAAACTCCCCGCGGCGTGTCCACTCTCCTGCACGATTGCGCGAAGCTCGCGCACCTTGATGGTTTGCAAACGATGGCCGCCGCGGAGTTTCCGGTTGAAGATGCCGATCGAAAGCTCGGTCGCGGCTGCGAGGGCGCCGGCTTTCTGCGCGGCGCTTGGCATGCCGCTCGGCCTGCGATAGGCGCCAGTTTTGCGGCGCGATTTGATTTCTTTCACCTTGCCCCCGGGCGCCTCCTGGGCCTCGGCATCTGTCGGCTTAGCGTCGGCGCCCACGCTAATCTCGTTCAGTAACCAACTGATCAGCGCGATACGCAAAAAAGTTTTGCTTGCGAGCTCACGGTCGATCGCAAGCGCTGCCTTGGCGGTATCACCGCCGGCGGCGGCGAGCTTCGCTTTGGCGAGAGTCGAAAGACGGGGATCAATTTTCATGGCGGCTCCTCGTGTTGGGTGAGCCCGGCAGCCGTAACGTGGGTTTCACAGGCTGACTGGCCGGGCTCGACGGTCGCACTAATTTCATGGGTTTCACTAACTGACTGGCGACCGTATTAGTTTTTCCTCAGGCTGGCGGTGTGATGGGGGAGCCCGGCATCCCTTTTCTGGGTTTCATCGCGGCTATGGCCGGGCTCGACGGTCGCATGCTCTCGATAGCGACCGTTTTCGTTTCCTGGGTGGCATCGAATTTTTCCTCATATGGGTTCAGGCGATGCCACTCAAGAAAGAGATGTTTCAGGAATTCCTTCATCGCAATGCGCAGTGCATCGCTGCGGCGATGTCCATCCGTCCAATCCGGATGCGAGAGGACGCACGCGGCTCGACGCTTGACATAGACGGCGCCATATGGGCCGGCCGCTTCGGTCTCGCCGCTCTCGGTCTTGGTCTTGCTTCTCGTCTGCGCGTTCACAAGCCAAGTCGCGATCTGAGCGGTCAGGGCGTAACGCTGGCCTTTAAAAGGATTTGCGATCCACTCCTCCTTGGTCAAAGCCCGAGGGCGCCACGTTTCCCGTTTCCATGTCGAACCGGCGAAGCCCTCGAATGGTGCGTATCCGAGACGTTTCCACAACTTCGCGACGTTCGAATAGCCCGACAGATGGCCGGCCTCGGCGACGATCGTCGCAAGTCCGAGCGCACCGGCGCCGCGGATCGATTTCACCCACGGAAAGACTGGAAGCTCCCCGGCGACCTGCTCCATAGCTGCCTCGGCTTCGGCGCGCATTTCGTCCGCGGGCGCCCGCGCACGATCGCTGGTCATCACAAAAGGAACGAGCCCAGCGAGATCAGCGCTTTCGTCGCCATCTCGAACTTTGCTGATCATGGCGACGACTTGCGAATTAATTTTCTTGCGCTCGGCCTCGGGTAGGTCAGGATGCCACGAAGTCATATTTATCCTGATGAAACTCTCAAGCGCGCGGTCCAGTTTCTGCTGAATTTTCATCGCGAACCGGCGGCGCCGGTGATAAGTGCGGATTTTTGCGATGGGTTCGATTAGGTCGGACATTTCAAAACCTCGCGTGTTTCAAGGAAAAAAGTGAGCCCGGCACCTTCAACTTGGGTTTCATCGCGGCATTGGCCGGGCTCGACGGTCGCAACTGCCGAATGGGTTTCAGCGCTGTGGTGGCGACCGTTTTGGTTATGGGTGAGCCCGGCAGGCTCGAGATGGGTTTCACTGCGAGGATGGCCGGGCTCGACGGTCGCAATGGTTTCGTGGGTTTCACTGCAATTGTGGCGACCGTATTGGTTAAAGGTGAGCCCGGCACCACTGCCTTGGGTTTCACGATTTCCCTGGCCGGGCTCGACGGTCGCATCGCGAAGGTGGGTTTCATCACCCGGTTGGCGACCGTTTTGGGGGAGCCCGGCAGTAGCGCGATGGGTTTCACGGCTCTCCTGGCCGGGCTCCGCGGTCGCAAATGCGGTTTGGGTTTCACACCGAATTTGGCGACCGTATTCATTTGTTTTGCTCCGCTGGTCCTCCGAGGGCGGCCTTGATCTCGGCGGCGAGGGCGGCGGTGTCGTCGGAGGTCATGCCGGCCTTATTGCGCATCGTTCGCCCGGCCGGGGACGTCCACCAAATTTTCATCAGATCGATAGCGTCCGCCTCCCCGGCGCCGGCCAGATCGAGCATGGCGCGCACGAGCAGGCGGAATTCCTCGACGTTGTTCGGCGGATGCTTGGCGGCGTTGTTGATGAGGCTGGCGATGGCCTCGGCGGCGCCGCCCGAAGGGGCGCTGGGCGCGGCTTCGATCATGACATCATCACCTGGCCGCGGATCGGCGAGGTCGGCCGGCGATACGTCCGGCATGTCCCGTGGATTGTCATGTTCTGCCGGCTCGGGACCGGCGAATTGTTCGAGCATTGTTGCGACTTTGCGCGGCTGGCTCTGCGTCACCTCCTTGCCGCGTTCGCGCAGGTCATAAAGATGGTCGTCTCTACGTAAGACGGCATCCAAATCTGTGGAGGACGGCAATATCTTTGCGTGCTGGCGCGCGCATGTCTTCTTTACCATTTCGGGATAAGCGATCGGATCGCTCCACGGTCCCTTTTTTGCGCGAGCGTACCGGATTCGAATATCCTCGACCTCCTGGATTGGCATGACGAGACGGGAAAGGCCTCCGTCCTTGAACTTGGCGATGCTGTAAACGTGAGTAATCTGGCGTTCGCGACCACCGCCGTTAAGATTGGGTCGGTGGAGAATCCGAGGTGTGTCGCCAAGCTCGTAGAAGAATTCGTCGTCTTGGTGAACAAGTTCAACGTACCAATCTGAAATTTCCCCGCTGTTTCTTGCTTTCTTTCTTAGACCGGCCACCATCGGCATCCAGCTCGCGGTATCGCTCGCTCTGCCGCCGTCTTCATCTTTATCGCCAAACGGAACAATCGCTCCTTCTCTCCCGTCGGGCAGCAAATCGTCTTGCGCGGCCTTCATGCACGCCGTCAACAAACTCTGTGGCGTGCATTTGAGCAGCTTCGGATTTGCCTGAACTGCCGTCATGACCGTTCGAATAAAGCGATCGACCTTTCCCGGCGGCATCGCCATGGCAAATTGCGGCCGCATCTTTTCCAAATCGCCGCGGAATCGCGTAATGACGGCAACCTCGCGCTTTGGTTCAGCTTTGACGGGTGATTGATCCATGTTCGGCATTCCCTCTTGTCAGATCCTCTCGGATCGCAGCACGCGAAAGGTTGATTCCTTCACGATGTGCTCGTGCCTGGTTTGACTTTTGAGAGTGACCTGCCAGCCTGGCACCAGTGCGAATTCGGCGTCGCCGAGCTTCTCGCGGATCTCGGTCTCGGCCTCGATTTTGCGGGCTTTGGCCTCTTTTTCGAGGCCGGCTTGGCGTTCGCGTGTTTCGAGCAGCTCGATGATACGGTTATTGCCGCGCAGATCGATGACCTTGCCGGCGACGGTGGTCGGATACATCAACCGCACCAGGTCGCCGTCGCGCTCGTAGTCGAGCTTCGGCACGTGGCCGACTTTGAGGGCCTCCCAGAAGCTATGCACGGCGACGCGAATTTTGTGCTCGGTCGCCTTGTGGCGCGGGACCTCGATGACGTGGGCGTCGAAGGTGAAATCGCCGATCACGAGGACGCCGACGGCGCCGAAGGCGGCATCGGCGAGCATGACCTCGGTGGCATTCTGAAGGATGATCCAGAGCGGCGGTGTCGGCGCTTCTGGCTCACCCCATTCCTTTTTAAATTTCCCGGGGCCGACGGTCTTCGTTTGCAACACACCTTGTCCGCGGGGATCGCCTTCCACGAGGAAGTCGGGAGTTGCGCCGATGCGCGCGTGGGCGTCGCGATAGTAGCGGTCGTTTTTGGTGATTTTCCATTCCGGCCTTAACTTGGCGACTTGCTCCGCGACGACGGGTTCCAACGCGTTGCCGCGGCGGATGACGGCGCTCTCGGGATCGGGGCCGGGAAGGTCGAGGCCGCATTTCTCCGCGTGCAGGCCGGCGATGGTTTGCCATGGGTGCATGCCGAACAAGGCGCCGACAACACTTGCGGTTACGTCCTGCTTGCGCAGCCCCAGCCACTGCTCGCGGTCTGTGATGGGAATTCGCTCGATGGTCATGTGCATCACCTGGCGGCGTTAAGGCCAGCTATGAAGCGTTCGATCGACGCGACAGTGATGCGGGTCAGCCGGCTCATTTTGACGCTATCGAGCAGGCCTTTCTTGCGCAGCGTATAAATATATGAGCGGCTGCAGCTCAGCAGGTTCATTGCATCTTCGATGGAGACGAATCCCTTCTCGCTCAGTTTGGCCAGCTTCCTCGTCACTTGGCTGTTGGACTGAGGGTATTCAGATGCGGGGGGGGGGGGGGCGGGGGGGCGGGGGGGCATCTTGGCAAGGCTCCGCTGTTCTCCTGCGCGACATTCAGCGCAAGAGGTTTTGCACTCCAAACGGTGCCGTTCTTTTTGCTCCCGCTGTTGTCCCGGCGGGGCGGGGTGGTGATGGAAAGTAGAGCGGCAGACTATTTAATGGGCGGCTTCAAAAATAGGCCGCGAGTTTTATATATTTGAGGTTGTTTGCGGTTGTGTTGGCCCTGCGGCAAGCGATTTAACAGTATTAGAATGTTTTTTGATTGTGACCGAAATGAGACTACTGACGATCGCAAATTGTTACAAAAGTTGATACGCAACGGAACCCTCATGTGCGGGAATGTGCGGGAATGTGCGGGAATGTATTTGGCCATATATTGCGGTGGGGTTGAATTATTTTTTGCGACAATAGTGCTGTCTTGACTTCATGCGCGGCGCCCGCACGCTGGAACGCCGAGGCTTTCTCCATTTTCACATAATGCGGCTCGGCCCGCTCCCGGCGGGGCTTCGCGATTGAGCGAAGAGGAAACTGATGGCGCAGCGAGGCCAGATCAATCTCTTTACGCGACGCGTTGTGCGCCCGCCGCCGGCGCCGGAGTTATCCACACATGTCATGGTCGCTGACCTATTGCGGAGGTGGGCCAATCCTAATTGGCGCCATACCCACCTTCCGCTCGGCGAATATCGGACGCCGGCGACCGCGAGGAAACTGCATAGGATGGGGGTGGTAGCAGGGTTTCCCGATTTTTTACTGCTCGCCCCCACGGGGATCGCGCACTTCCTCGAGCTCAAACGTGGCCGCGCACCGCTGACCGAGGAGCAGCGGGAATTCGCCGAGTGGTGTGTGGCGCATGGCGTCCCCTTCGCGATCGCGCGCAATTTCGACGAGGCGCTGCGATGGCTCAAAGAATGGGGCGCGGTGAGAGGCGGCTTGGAGATTTCAGCATGAGCGGCCCGCGCGAGCGATTAGCCGATCGGCGTGAGGCCAAGACCTTTGCCATTGAGGCCGGAGGGCCGCTCGGCGTCGTGCTCGACCGGATCGCGGAGGAGGATGCATGACGATAGATTGGTTTGATGAAGACGCCGCTCATAAGGCAAACCCCTCTGCAAAGAGGAATCGAAACCGCGAAGACGCCGGCAAAAGCGATGCCTCATGGATCAAGCATAAATTGATTCAACAGGCGGCCAATGGACAGATCAACGCATATCGCGTCAGGCATTCGGCCGCTCGAATAGCGATTATCGATGCTAATGCTGGCGATGGCGAAGGTGTTCCCCTTCCGCAATGCGACCTGTTTGAGGATATCCCGGTATCGATTCCGACACCGGCTCTCGCGGCGAGCCTTGCTGTCGAGCATGGCGGCGATGTTTTTCTATGCGAAAGAAAAACGGAAAGGCGAGAGGAACTGCGAAAGCGCTTCCCACGCGCGGTCATTCTTAATGATCATGCCGATGTTGCGGCAAAATTGTTTGGTTACGAATATGTTTTAGTGATTAGCGATCCATGCGGGCCAAGCGGTCATGGTATCGAACATTTAATGGCGATAGCGGGCAAACATACGGACTTCATAATCGTATTCAATGAATGCTTTCTTGCAAGAGTAGATGGAGTCAAACCACCGAATAACCTTGATGAAAACACGCCGCAGCGTCGCGCGTGGCTGAAAGCGCAACATCTCTACGGCCCAATGGGCGATCCGGAGTGGTGGATGACGACGCTGAAGCGCCGGCACATTGCGCGGACGTGTTTAATCCGGGCATCCAGCAACTTTCAATACCGTGTTCTGGTCGTGGCAAATTTTCTCTCAGATAGCGCACAGCGGCGACCGTTCGAAAGGGTAAAGTAGATGTCTGCTCTTACTCGCTACCAAGTCACTGAACGTGCACTTGCAGACGCCAAGACGATCAATGAAGTTGGCGAGGTGTGTTCCTACTACGATGGCATCGCCAAAGCAGCGCGCGGACTGGGGGACCGTGATGCCGAGATCGAGGCTGCCGAGCTTTCCATTCGGGCAAAGCGCAAGCTCGGCAAGCTGATCCTTGCCGCCAGCCAGGCGGGCGCGCTGGCAAAGCCTCCAGGCGGTTCCAACAAGCGACCACGAAAAGATCGGGGTAAAAATACCCCGACCCTTGCCGATGCTCACGTCGATAAGAACCTCGCCAAGAGCGCGCGCAAGCTCGGCAGCCTCAAGCCAGAGGAATTCGATCATGAACTTGCGGCATGGCGCAAATCAATCAACGGCGACGGCGAGCGCATTTCAGCCAAGCTGCCAGAGCCGCCGCGAGAAGCGCGTGCACCATCGAAGCGACGTGCTGATAACATTTCGCTCAAAATGTGGGAACAGATGAGCGATGCGGAGCGGCGCGAATGTCTCAACCCGGCAAATTATCCAAACGATCTGGCGATGAATACTCAAGACGGTCCCGGCATCGAGTGGGCGCAGAAAAGCTGGAACCCGATTGTTGGCTGCAAGCATGACTGTCCTTATTGCTATGCGCGCGACATCACTGCCCGCTATCCGGACGCCTTTCCGCATGGCTTTGAACCAGCTTTCCGGCCTTACATGCTCAATACGCCGCGCAATACGCCACTCCCAAAGGATGCGATGTTTGACGCGCGCTTCGGCCATGTCTTCGCGGGGTCGATGACGGATTGGTTTGGACGATGGGTGCCGTCCGAATGGATCGAGGCCGTGCTTGCGACCATGCGTGAAAATCAGATCTGGAAATTCCTGTGCTTGACGAAATTTCCGAAGCGGATGGCGGAATTTGACCTACCGCCAAACATGTGGGCAGGCACAACGGTCGATCTGCAAGCGCGCGTGGCCAACGCGGAAGCAGCTTTTGCTAAACTTGCAGCGAAAAATCCGATTGGTATTCGTTGGCTTTCGATCGAACCATTGCTCGAGCCGCTGAAATTCAAACAGCTTGATTTGTTCAAGTGGGTCGTTATCGGCGGAGCCTCGAAATCAGCCAAAACTCCCTCTTTTCATCCGCCGTTTCCGTGGATCATCGATATCTACGCACAAGCCAAGGCTGCGGGTTGCCAAGTGTACATGAAGTCGAATCTGCTTGGTAATCGGGTGCTTGAACTGCCATTCAACGCGCCGATCAAAAAAGACCAGACAGAAGCGGAAAAGGTTTTTCATTATCTCGGGAGAGCCAAGGATGCAGAATGAACAACAACGAGTCCGATGGCCTTGGAAAGTTGAACGAACTCGCATGACCCTTCTGCCCCGAAGCTGCCGGATGAGAGGGCACACTCAAGAGGCGCTGCGATGAGCACGCTGTCCAGCGACAACGAGTTTGAAGCTCGTCCTGATACTAATTTGATAAACGACCTCATAACCATCGGTGAAACTGCAGCGCGGGCTTTTGTGCGCGGCTCCAGGAAACTAAAGGAATATATTAAGCCGATGGCGCTCGGGCTGGCCGAGGCGCGCAGACGTTTTCCAGCCCACCGCGATTTTGGCGCGTGGTTGAAAGGGAGCGCCTTTGCGGAGCTCGGCAGGAATGATCGGGCCGCACTGGTCAAGCTTGGTCAAAACTGGGACGACGATCTGGCTGCATGTTTGGCTGAACTTGATTCATACTCGCCAGAGTTGATCGCCCGCAAACTTGCGCTTTCAGATAATCTGAAAACAGAAGACGAGGATGACGAGGAAACTGGCTCAACCTTCTACGCCTCCGACCACATCGCCCGCGAGAATGAAGCGTGGGACACAATCGATGCGCGTCTGGTCAAATCGCTGGTCGAGGCCATCCCGAGTTTGAAAACCCGCATAGTTTGGGAGCCCGCGGCCGGCTGCGGCACAATGGTCGATCAGTTGAAAGCGGCCGGCGTCAAAGTCGATGTTGCAACTGACATCGAGCCCCGCCGCGACGACATCGCCAAACTCGATCTGCTCGCCGCACCGGAGATGATGCCCGGCACCGACGCCATCGTCACCAACCCACCCTGGGGACGGCTGTCAGCTCCGTTTGTGCGCAAAGCGCTCGAGCTCGCCGAAGCCCGCAGGGCGCTCGTCGCGATGCTCCTGCCGCTGCCATGGATCGCCGGAGCCAAAATCGCAGACCTGACCAGCTCACCAGGTTTCCAGGATCTGGTGGTCCCGCGCTATCGCGCGCGATGGATGACGGACGAGGAGGAAGCCGAACTCACGGACGGACCATCAACCCCAAAAATGAACCACGCGTGGCTGGTCTGGGATTTTGCCCGCGATCCAGATCTGCTGCCGGCGGTCAGATTTGTCGATGCGCCGTCTGAAGGTCGAGACGAGTGCGAAGCGCTCCCTGATGTGGACGCCGAGCCGCTGCCCGAGACCCCATCACAATGAGGGTGGCGGAAAATGGCGCCACCCCCCATCGACGTCCTCGAATTGCGCGCGTGGGCCCGCGCCCGCCTGTGGCGCATCGGCGAACTCGACCTCCATGACGCCGTCGATGTCTTGCAGGCCGCGGCCGCCGAATACGGGCTCGTCAACACAATCGGCCAGGACGCCGTGCAGGAAATCATGGCGCGGGCCTTCGCGGCCGTGCGCGATAATCTAAACCCCGTCGAGCTCGAGGCTTCGACAAGAGCTCAGCCCGAGCTGTCCACCAACAGCCACACCCCGCACAGCACAGTCGAGGCGCTGATGTGGTGCCTCCGCGAGCAAGGACTTGCCTGCCTCCTCAAAAGCAAAAACCGCGAGCGGCTCTCGCGATGTGATGCCGCGGCAATGGCACAGATCGCCCAACGCCTGATCGCCATGCAGTGGGACCCGAACGATGTCGAAAAGCTGATCCTCGCCCGGCATGTCGTCGGAGCCTGACAGATGGTGGTCAAAACATCGCTTCCGCCAAACCTCGCAGAACAAATCGCCAAACTAAAAGCGAACGATGCGAAGCCCAAGCAAGGTCGTATCAACAGCAATAGCGGTGGCAACGCCAACGGTCAGGCACCGCCTCAAATGGTGTCGATTGATCTCGCGCGGTACGACACCGAGCCAATTCCCAATCGCGAGTGGGGTGTGAGAGACCGCTTCCCACGGCGCAACGTCGCGCTGCTGTCGGGCCAGGGCGGCGCTGGCAAGTCCCTCTTGCTGCTTCAACTGGCCGTTGCCCACGCGCTGGGAAAAGATTGGCTGCGTTCGCTGCCCGAGCCAGGACCAGTCATCGTGGTCAACTGCGAGGACGAGCCAGACGAGCTGGTGCGCCGGCTGGCGCCAATCCTAAACCACTGCCACGCTTCTTTTGCTGACGTTGCGGATAACCTCCATATCTTCCCGCTGGCAACGGCAACGGACGGCGACGCCTCAAATCAACTGCTCGCAAACGCAGGCCGGGACGGCATATTGCGCGTAACACCCCTGTATCGCGCCTTGCTGGCTCGCGCGTGCGAAATTCGTCCAATCTGCGTCGTCATCGACAACGTGGCAGACGTCTTCGGTGGTCTCGAAAATGATCGCTCAATGGTAAGGCAATTCATCAACCTCGTGCGCCGCATCGCCATAGCGGCAAACGGCTACGTCATCATGTCGTCGCATCCAAGCCTGACCGGCATCGCAAGCAAAACCGGACTCAGCGGCAGCACTCAATGGCACAACTCCGTGCGCGCTCGTGCCTATTTGCGCGGGCCAAACAAAAATGGCGACGACGACGACAACAGTGCCCCTACGGAAACACGGGTGCTGGAGTTCCAAAAATCCAACTACAGCGCCATGGCCGAGCGGATCGAACTGAAATGGGCCAACGGCCTCTATCTCCCGGTAGCAACCCCAAGCGCACCCGAGCAGGCCGCCGCCAATAACGCCGCCGACGCAATGTTCCTCCAACTGCTCGAAAAGTGCGAGCGCAACGGCGACAACGCAAGCCCAAAGCGAACCTCAAATAATTTCGCGCCATTCGTGTTCTCAAACACGCCGGAAGCCAGGAAGGCGCAATTCGGCCGCCAGCACTTCGAGGACGCATTGGACCGGCTCGTCGCCGCCGATCAGGTCGTCATCGAAACCTATGGACCACCCTCGAGGCTGGCAACCCGGTTGGTGAGAAGACTATAATACCGTTACAACCTATACTATATCCCTTCGCGCATCTTCATGCACCCCTTCGTGCACCCCTGTTCGCGCACCCCCCCTATACCCCCCAGGAGGGTGCATGAAGCATGCACCCCCCCAGGAAGGGGTATGGGCGGGGCGACAGGAGGGAGAACAACTATACCGTGTGGATGGCGACAGGAGTGAAAACAGTCAAGACGGGTGGTGAGCAACAGGAGGGAGAACAATCAGGACGGGTGGAGGGCAATTCTAGGTTGAGGCCGGTTTTCGGGCGCCACATATTTGGGGAACACCTATAAGAGCCCGCGGGGTCGGCCTGGCCAGTGTGGGGGGGGGGGGGTGGCCAGAAAACGCGGGCAAAAGCCCCATATGTCCGAACTTCAAGGAAACTGCGCCTCGGAGGGTGAGCTCGGAGGGTGAGAAAAAATCTAATTAAGTCGCCGAGGCGTGGCCAGTAACGAATGACTAATTGGTTGCCAAATAGCCAGAAGCCATTGCGGCACAGGCACTTCCGCTCCGGAACGACCGCCTAGGGTACACAGGGGGTGCACAAAGCGCGATTAAACGCTATTGCGGAGCGATCGAGGGGCCGGCCGGTCGCAACGCCGCGAGAACATTTGCAGACTGTTGCAGTTGTAACTGTTGCAGATGTAACTATCGATTGAAGCATTGCGCATTTATGCCATATGGAACCCTAAGTCCGGCCCAGTCCGATATGACGTCGAGCCCCTGAGGATTGACAAATATCAAACGCTGCCCGTGGCGGGCGGTGGCGGGATACCTTGTTTATATCGATTTCCGCGTTTGCGTTGATTTTGGGGTCCTTTTTTGAATTGGCCGCTATTGCTCAGCGGGGCGTATCCGCATCGGCTCATGATTTCGGCTGAGAGGGATAGCCTTTTTGCTTTTGCCGCCTCAGCGAGCTCCTTTCGAGCGCCTGGGGGCATTCTGACGGTGACGATGACTGTGGCAGGCATGGTGCGCTGCATACGCTGGCGAGCATCGCGCCGTCAACATTACAAACATTTAACGATTGAACGCTTGACGACCGTATGCTTTCCGTCTATATGATGATGTGTGAACGGCGAACATGCCGGAAACCGGCGCCTCGCGGGAACAGGGGCGGAGTGAAGGGAACGCGAAATGAGCCGTGATTGCGAACATCCTGTCCCTACGGATTATGCGCCGTACCACACGTTACCGGCCTTCAATGAAGGCATTACCGATTACATGGAGTGGCGTTTCAACAATCCCTACACTGCGTCCGGTGACGGCGTGAATGCGCAGGCATGGGACCGTGGGTTAGAATATGCAATGCGTGTTGTTCGCTGGAACGACACCCTTGATTGATTTGCGGCCCATGCCGCTTACCGGCGGCATGAACGGCAAATTGCCGAAACCGGCGCCTCGCGGGAACAGGGGCGGAGCGAAGACAATGAAAGACCTTTACAGTGGTGTCACCAATCGCATCCTTGCCGAGCTGGAAGCTGGCGCGGCGCCATGGATCAAGCCGTGGTCTGCGATGCCCGGATGCAATCACCCTCACAATGCCGCGACCGGCCGGCCGTATTCAGGATGCAACGTTGTGCTGCTTTGGATGGCCACACAATCCGGCAATTGGCCGACGATGCGATATCTGACGTTCAAGCAGGCTTTGGATCTGGGCGGCCATGTCCGCAAGGGCGAAACCGGGACCAAGGTTTATTTCGTGAAACAGCTGCAGGTCAAAGACAAGGACGCGGGCCCGGACGATGACAACAAGCACAAGCTTGTTCCCATGATGCGGGAATATACGGTTTTCAACATCGCCCAATGCGACGGCCTGCCACCGAAAATCCTAGAGCCATCTGCCAGGGCGCCGCGCAACCATGATGTACGCGACATGCTCGCCGATGAATTCATGATGGCGACGCAAGCGGACATCCGGGAAGGCCACGGGCAGGCGATGTATGTCCCGAGCATCGACGCGATCATGATGCCCGCGTTTGCATCGTTCAAGGATGCGGACAACTTCTACTCCACTGTCTTTCACGAGCTGGGCCATTGGACCGGCGCCAAGTCGCGGCTTGACCGCAGCGAGGGAATGCGCGGCCGGTTTGGCGATCGGGCCTATGCTGCGGAAGAGCTGGTTGCCGAGCTATGCGCTGCGTTCTTGTGTGCGGAATTCAACATGGACGGCGACTTGCGCCATGCCGGTTATATCGAGCATTGGTCCGCTTTGTTGAAGGCTGACAACCGGGCGTTCTTCACGGCCTGCAGCAAGGCACAAGCCGCAGCCGACCATCTGCGCGAACTTGCTCTGCGCGAACAACCGGCAGAGCTGGCGATGGCGGCCTGATGTTAAACGCAGCGCAGGCGCCATGTGTGCCTGGCGGCGCCCTAAAGACAAATCTTTGGCACGAGATGACAAGTAGCAGGCTGCGAACCCTGCTTATGTTGCATCTGCCCGCAGCCCATGCCGTCCTCCACGCGCGGACGGCATGAACGGCGGACCCGCCGAACCGGAAGCCTCGCGGATACAGGGGCGGAGTAAGAACGATGGAAAAAATAATATCAAAGCTCAAGAATGCGACGAAGGCTCAGACTGCGATTGCGGCCGCACTTGCGGCCTTCGTTTTCGGCGCGACATTTGGCGGATGGTTTGAGATCAAGCCGGTAGCAGGTGGCGGTTTATGGATGGTCAACCGGTTTACCAGCGACGTTTATTTTTGCAGGGGTGTCTGCAGCCGTGTAAAGAGCGGCACGCCATGATCAATCATCCGCAACGTGGTTTCCCCTCACAATTCAAGCCCACCGCCAAGGCGCGCCGCGCTGAGCAATTGATAAGGATTGCCCATAAGTTGGAGCACCTTGCCGCGGTTCTCGCCGGCGAGGGGCATGCATCCGAGAGCGCCAGCATACGCGCGGCCGCGGCCACGATCGGCAACGTCGGGCGGTCGATGCGGAGGGATGAAGCATGATCGTAATCGGACAGAACGGCAGCATGGAATACCGGCCGAACCCATTGCAAGCCGCCGAAAAACCGCAGCCCAGCGAAACGCCGCTGCCGGACGATCGAGTGGACACCATCACTGTGACCTTGCCGCGGCAGCAGTACAGGGCCATGCAAGATGCACTCATGGATGAATTGGCATCGCCGCGGGCGCAGGAACGCGCCGAGGCTGACGAGATCGCTGTGGCTTATCGCGCGCTCCACATGCAAAATACCGAAAAGGAATTTGCATGGAAAAAGCAATGGAACGTCATTGCTGCCGTCGTCGGCGTGCTGATTGTCCTCAAGCTGCTGTTCCTAATCTGAGTGGCCTCGACCATTGGCAATGTCCGGCGGTCGATGCGGAGGGAGGATTGAGAAATGCCCGAAGAAATCACATTGGAATTTATTGCGCGGCAGCTGGACCGCGTGTTGAGTGAGCAGCGCGGACTGCGGCTCGATCTGCGTTTGCTCCGGGACGATCTGCATTCGCTCCGGGACGAATTTGGGTTGCTTCGAGAGCAAGTCCGCATTCAAGGCACGAGGATTGCGCGGCTTGACGAGACGCTCACGATGAACGTGCTTGATCGCCTGCAAGCTCTTGAGGATGGCTCGCGATGAACATGGAAACCGATAGCAAGTTGCTCAAGCATCTGGTCGGCATATTAATCTGGCTCGGCTGCGCGGCGGTCTTCTATGGACTAATATTCTGGGGAGCGTACCTGTCCCCTCCGCCCCCCGAGCCGGGCCTGATCTACATTCCCGGCCACTACATCGAATACCATGATCCATACTAAGGGGACGATATCGTCGATCAGGCGAATGTGAGGCCAAGGGTCGCGAGGAGAGTATAGCATGGGCAAAATTCGAGCGATCCGGACCGAGGCGGACTATGACGCCGCCCTCTCGCGCGTTGATGCGCTCATGGACGCCCAGTTGGGCACGCCGGAAGGCGATGAACTCGATGTTCTCGTCGATCTCGTGGAGCTTTACGAAGCCCGCCATGTGCCTATGGGCCCTACGTCCATCCCGCGGCCGAGATGCGCGCCCGGTCAATCTTAGGCCGCGGCGTCAGCCGCCGTGCAAACTCGTGGACAAGTCCGCCATGGACAACGCACGCCATGTACTGCAATGCATCGCAATTGGCCACGAGCATTCCGTTCGCAAAATAACAGTGGGCTTCAGCGACCGTGATGTTGTAAACGCGTTCTTGCCGCGGCGATCCCGCCGCAACGACGTGAGCAGTAGACAGTCCTCGCGTATTTATTACTCCGGAATGTCCGGCCACATTCACGACACGCACGAATTTCGTCATCCACGCCGCTGGCCCATCGTGCTGCGGTCTGGCATGCGGGCGAGCAGAAGCCTCGCTTGCGGCTGCTGGGATGTGTTTTGTAAGCGCTGCCGCAGTGGATGCATTGGAAGGTCCGTTTGGGCTCGAACGCAAGCTTTGCAGCCATGGCCATTCCGGCCGCCCGATTGATCTGGCTGGACCATGCCGGGTCCGCGTGCCGCTTGTTTGCAGCAGCCACGATGGCGAGCTTGATGGCGGCTCTGGATTTTTCGATCCGGGCAGGCTCAAGCATATGCGCTCGGCCGTGCTCACTCTCAGGTAGGCATTCCAGGTTATCAGGCTCGTTGTTGCTGCCGTCGCCATCCTTATGATGGATGTCGCAGCCTGGCGGGATCGGGCCGAAATTGCGTTCCCAGACCGCTCTATGAAGTCGCGCGCCGCTTGCAACATTGTGCCAATAACGGCCGCCTTTGTAATATCGGATACCTTCGAATTCGTAGATTGGATTTTTGGCCCAGCGTCGTGTTGGCGCCGGCTTGACTTGGATCGGGCGAAACAGGTGTCGGCTCTTGTCAGATCTCTCGCCGCCACCCATCCGCGTTGTGTCCAGAACGGGTGATCGGGAGTGCATCTTATTCTCGTATCGTTTGAACACTGATACCTTACAGTATAAGAAATTCGATTGCCGGTAGCAACCACGCAGCGCGGTCCAAGCGGCGTATTAACCAGGTCGCCGACCGCCAATGTCTCAATCGGCTGCTCGCCGTCAGGCGTCGCGATCTTCGTCCCGGCCACGAAGCACACATGCGAAAACCCTTCCCGATCGAACTTCTCCGGGACGCTTCGCAGCCCGCCGTCGCGATGCTTCTTGTAGCGGTAGCCTCCGCTCATCGCCCGCACCAGGAACGGACATCCCGCCCTCGAGATCATCAGGGCCGGACCGCCGTTGACCTGCCGGCCCAGCAATGCCTCGACCGCGCGCAGCCTCGCGTCGATATCGTTGGTCGGCGCCGGGAACGCCGGCAGGCCCAGCCGCTTCAAGGCGTCGAAACATGTCTCCTCGGCGATCGTCCCCTTCGCCACCCCCGACGGATCGCCGACCAGGATCACTTTCGAGCCTATGAACCTTTCACCCATCAATTTCGGCCGCAGGTTTTGCTCGACATGCTTCTCGAGCCCGATATTGCTCGCCGGCACCTCCATATGGACCAGCAGCCGTCCGATGTGATCGACCTGGCCAATCAGCGCCCATGGATTCCGTCCAAAATCAATGCCGACAATCAGCGGATAGCCCGGTATGACGAAGGTATCTGGCACGACATGAAACGACGGCTTGAAAGACGCCTTGAACACGGCCTCGCCCGAGGGGTCGTCGCCGTATTGGGCGTCGACATATCTTCGAACCCACGGCGAGCCTGACCCATACATCTCGACGAAGCGCTCATAATACCGCCGCCCTTGCGCCAGCCGCGCCGGATGATTGATCGGCAGCCGTGCCGTCTCCTCCGTCTGCAGCAGATTATTCAAATTCTCCGCCTCTGCCGTCATGCCTCCGGGCTGGATGAACACCTGCCAGTTGGGGGGCGGCTCGAGCATGAGCTTGTGCCAGTCGGACATTTCCATCGGCATATTGGTGTCGGCAATCACGCCCAGCCACGAGGGCGTGCCCCTGCCGGCCGAGGGATAGCGGCCGATACGGCCCGTGATGGGCGCGAGCACATCGAAGTTCATCTCGATCGCTTCACTGAGCCATGCCCCCGTCAACTGCATCGACAGCAGGCGAGCCTGATCCTCGGCGTTCTCCAGCGGCACGAATATCCATTCCGATTTCACATCGCCAAACTCGAGAAGGTAGGTGTTCTCGCTGACCTTCCATTCGCCCAGCACTGGCGACAGCCATGCCTGGCAGTCCTTGAGCACAGTGTCCTTGAGCTGCTTGAGCGTCTGCCGCACGATGGCGAACCTTGAGTACCTGTAGCCATCGTCCGCGCGCGCCTGCGTCATGGCCCGGCGCAACATCTCCATGACGCAAGCCGTGGTCTTGCCGCTTCCGACCGGGCCGGCGCAAATCCGCCCGAACGCCTCCGACTTCATGAACCGGGCCAGCGTCGGCGGTGCCGTGTAAATGACCGACATATTATCAGAACATGCGATCGGCCGCGCGCGCCAGGATCATCGCTATTTTCCGATGCCCGGAAACTTGGCCTTCACCTTGGCCCTGACCTTGGCCTTCTCGGCGCTCGATCCATGCTGCGCAACCCTGCTCAAGGCGGCCCTGGCGTGAGCTTTATCGGGAACCGGGTAGCTTCCGCTGCCCTTGCCCTGCGGGCCTTCGCCCTTGCCAGGCAGCGCGAAGCTACTTGAGGGAAGTTCTTGACGCTGTTTTGCCGTCAACTTTGCCATTCCTGCCTCCATCCTCAATGCCGATTGCAATCGGCTTGTCGAACGTCTCGACATCGGCGCCCATGTTGATCTGGATCACAAACCGCTCAGCGTCGGCCTTGTCGCCCTCGCCTCGCTCCATGCCGGCGCTTTTCATCAATAACTTGCCGACATCGTTTGCCACCGCCAGGTTGGTGTCATCCCGCAGCGCCCGCCGCGTCAGCACAGGCAGCAGCTGCTCGAAATAGGCCAACGAGCCCACCTGCACCCGGTCCTTGGTCGAGCCAACCGAATTCCATTCGCGGGCGAACTGCTCCTTGACCTTGACGAAGAATTCGTTCTTTTCGATCTGGTAAAAATCGGTTTCGTCGATGCCGTAATCGGCAAATATCTCGCGGTAATTGCGGATGTTCATGACGAGCTCGCGGGCGAGCTTGGCCAGCGCCACGTCGTCGAGATCGCGATAGCCCATGACAGCCTCTCGGCTTTCGTATTAATCTCTTCTTCCATGGCAGACAACGTTTCTCCGATCGGCCAACGTGGCGTGCTGCAGTTCGCGAGTCCGGCCATGCTGGAGGCGCAGGATCTGCAGCGGCAACAAGCCGCCGCGGCCGCCCGCGCGCCGCCCGAGCCCGCCCCGCCACAGCTCGCCGGCTACATCCGCTCCCAGTTCGAGATATTCCGCAATCATCGCAACACGGCGTCGGGTTGGTCCAACCGGCTGATCGAGGCGCTGCGCATCTTCAACGGACAGTATTCTGCGTCCAAGATGCAGGAGATCCTGAAGTTCGGCGGCAGCCAGGTCTATGCCCGCCTGACTGCGCAGAAGTGCCGCGCCGCCTCGTCCCTGCTGCGCGATGTCTACCTCGGCGCCGACAAGCCATGGGCCGTGCGGCCTCCGGCCGAGCCAAAGGTGCCTGACGACATTCTCCAGAAGATCACCAGCCTGCTCGCCCAGGAAGACCAGATGGTGCAGCAGACGACCGGGCAGGCGCCGCCGCCCGATGCCGCGCGCGATCGCCGCGCCGCGCTGCTTGAGTCGGCCGAGGAGGCCGCCAAGAAGAAAGCGCGCGAGCAGGCGCAGACGAGCGAGGACAAGATCGAGGAGTTCCTGCGAGAGGGGATGTTCTACCATGCGCTGGCCGAGTTTATCGTCGATCTTCCAATATTTCCGTTCGCTTGCGTCAAGGGTCCGGTGGTCAAGATCATACCGCAGGTCGTCTGGCCGCCGGGCGGCGGACGGCCCACCGTCAACCAGATCCCGAAGATGATGTGGAACCGGGTGTCGCCGTTCGATCTGTGGTGGACACCCGGCGTCGCCGACATCAGCTCAGCCAACGTCATCGAAAAATCCCGCCTGACCCGCGCCGAGATCAACGATCTGCTCGACCTGCCCGGCTACGACCAGGATGAGGTGCGCGCCGTGCTCACCGAATACGGCCGCGGCGGCCTCTACGACAGCTGGGATACGACAGATGCCGAGCGCGCCGTGCTCGAAAGCCGCGAGAACCCGGCGTGGAACCGGTCCGGCCTCATCACCCAGATGGAGTTTCACGGCAACGTGCAGGGCGAGATCCTCCAGGACTACGGCATGCCAGGCGTGACCGATCCGATCCGGGACTATCATATCGACGCCTACTGCATCGGCTCGCACGTCATCAAGGCCAACCTCTCGCCATCGCCGCGTGCGCGGCACAATTACTTCATCACCAGTTTCGAAAAGGTGCCCGGCACCCCGGTCGGCAACGGCCTGACCGACATGATCAGCGATCTTCAGGACGTCGCCAACGCGACGCTGCGTTCGCTCGTCAACAATCTCAGCATCAGCTCCGGCCCCCAGGCGATCATCAACGACGACCGCTGCCGGCCCGAGGAAAACACCGACGAGCTGTTCCCGTGGAAGCGCTGGCACGTCACCAACGATCCGGTCGGCAATAACAGCAAGCCGCCCGTGGAATTCTTCCAGCCGCAGTCGAACGCCCAGGATCTGCTGACCGTCTTCAAGGCTTTCGTCGATCTCAGCGACGACGTCTCCGCCATCCCGAAATATGTCGGCGGCGAAGCCTCGGGCGGCGCCGGCCGCACGGCCTCTGGCCTTGCCATGCTGATGGGCAACGCCAGCAAGATCCTGCAGACGGTCGCCGCCAATATCGATCGCG